CCATTAGATAATCCATGATCAGGTAAAGTAACTGTTGTTATACCTGTTGCAGGGTTATATACAAAGTTTGTAGGTGTGCCTACATCATCTTTTGGACATGTAAAGTATAGACCAACAAGTTTTACTTGATCATCAATAGTAAGTCCATGATTTGTTGCAGTTGTGACTTGTAATATACCAGTTGAATTATTATACGCAGCAGTGCTGATTTGGAATCCAGTTCCTGTTACAGTAGGAATACCGATAACATCTATAATATTACCGTTAGAATTTACTTGAGGAACTACTTTTGAACCTACAAATGGAGCATAACCTCTGCCTGGCGTAGAGGCAACAGACACAATAATTCCACCTCTAGGCAATTGGTTCTCATTTACATCATCTATGTCTATAATCGGATCCGTAAATCCAAAGGAACTAATACCTGTAAACTGAACACTTGCAATACCTGCAGGTGATTCAAGAATTTTAAAGTTTGACTCAGGGTTATTCTCACTAAATGGTGCTTGGAAAATGTTGTTAATAAACAGAACACCGTTACCACCAGTTGTACCAATACCTGTAACAGCAGCACCAATAGATGTTAATGGGTATGTTGATTCTAAACCATCAAAGGATACTGATAAATCGTCAAACAATTGGTTTTTAGAATAATCATTTCTTAGGAAAGTTCTACCACCAAATGTTGCTCTAGCAAATGGTAAATTATTTGGATTAACAATACCAATGTCACCACCAAGAGGTGCTTGAGTAAAGTGAATCGTACTATCTAAGATCTGGAAAGACCCTCTAAAGACTCTAACAGTCTCACCAGCAGAGTGTGGGGTAGCAGCAGTACCAACTGCTCCTCTCTCCACCTCTACAAGCAAATTAGTACCTAAACCAATAACAGGTCCTATGGTAGTAGTACCGAATCCTACAGTTCTTACAATAGAATATTCATCTTCAATTTTAAGTAAATCTCCAGATTGAATAGAAGAAATACCACTCAATACAAATGCAGTAACAAAACCACTAACAGGAACATCAAGATCATAATTGACAGATGTAAATGATATTGGTTTTTGAACAAGACCAGAGATAGAAATCATGGACTTAGAATCTCTCTTTCTCATAGAGAATCTATGTTGGTTACCAGCACCAGAACCAGGCACAAATGTTACAGCAATACCTGCTCTAGCATTGATTTCTGAAGTAGCAATTTGATATTGATTATTATTATTCTTGATAGCAAACACTTCTTCAGGAAGACGAGCGGTACTACCAGCACCTGTATAATAAACTAATCCTGTACCAGCAACACCAATAAGGTTAGAATCTGCAGTGTAAGTTAACTGCTCAAATGGCATAAAGAAATGCTTTTGATTAAATATACCAAATGCGTAATCAAGTTGAGAAGGATCGGCAATATTAGTCTCACGAGCGTAGATTGGAGTTCCTTTGTGAGTTAAGTCAAATGATTTAAGATCTCTATTGTTAATACCTAAGTATGTGTTTTGTGCAACAGATTCAAAGACTTGTCCGTAATTAAGTTCACCAATACCATCAAGAGTACCATTAGGGTCACTTTGTTTGTATAGAACTTCACTAAATGCAGTAACACTAACGATACCAGCAACAGATGGATGGAACTCAATGTTTAGATCGCCATTTGGTCTATATGTAGAACCAAATGTACCAACACCAGTAGTGCTACCAATCGCTGCTATTGGATTTTCGGTAATAAATGATTGTCCTTTTTCTGGATCTGATAACAGATATAATGAGTGAATAGATTGGGTTGCTCCATATGCTACATGAACTGTTGTTCTAACACTAAGATCAGTAATACTTGTTATACCAACAATTGTAGAAATACCTGCTTTTGCTTGACTTGTAGTTTCTAATCTACCAGTTCTTTCTGTACCATCAGGTGTAAATGGAATCTTAAATCTGTAATTAGTAGCACCAACAGTAGATGGATCAATTGCTGTAGTCTTAACTTTAACTTTAACAGATCTCTGTCTATCATTAGCAAAGTTAAGTTTAAGAAGACCACCATCAATTTCGGAAGTAAATGTTCCAATAAACCTAGGGTTAGACAAACCACTAAGATTTTGCTTAGTGTTAAAGGCAGCTAATTCAGTTAGATAAGTGTCTGTTCCATCATGCATCAATGCATACTCTAGGTAATCAACTTGATTGCCTTCAACAGTATTTTCGCCAGGTGTATCAATAACAATTGCTTGAATTACGGCAGCTGTTGTAGATACTGTAGATACTCCAATAATATTAGTTGTAGAACTAACTCCTAATGTACTAGCAGCACCAGCAAGAACAACACCACCATCTAAACGAACATGTCCAAAAGCAGTGCTACCAGTACCAACATCATCTGAGAAATTAGTTTGTAGTGATTTGACTTTATAGTCAGTATCAAATGGTTCTGTTGGTCTAAAAATTAACCTTGTTTTTTGATTAGCATCATCATAAATTGTATCAAAATCACCATAGGATGTAGTGATGCCAACTTGATCAAAATTCTTAATTTGTACTTTTTGTAATAAGTAAGTGTTTCGATCAACAGTTAATGAAATAAATTCATTAAGTTGATAATGATTTTTAGCAGGATCTTCTGCTTCAAACACAGTTTGTGTAAGGAATCTTTGGAAAAATCTTCCTGCAGGATATTGAGCAACAACTCTGAAATCACTTAGATCATTAGATTCATTGGATACAAATTGAGGTGAAATGTCATCAATTTGTAAAACTCTATTTGTTTTGTTTAAAATAAAGTCAGAAAGACGAGTATTCTTTAATTCTACAAATTTAGATATATTGCCAACCGATAAGAAATCTCTAGCAAGATCAAAATATGCTATTGAATCAACTCTTAGAGGATCACCAATAAAATCAAGAACTAACCCACCAGCGTCTTCTGCTGGTTTGTTAGTATCGCCAGGTTTACCCTCAACAAAAACTTCTGTATTTGCAAAGTTTTTAAGACCAGTTGGGTGAACAATGTCATTAACATAGTTAACTAGATCTTCATATGTCTTAGGACTCTCAATTGCATAAGACATATTTTGATAATAATCATTATCAGGCAATACCTGATTAGTATCGTTAATAATACCAATATTGTCTCTCCATCCAACAATAGTTCTAACAGAAGAATCTAAATTAAAACTACCATCAAATTCAGTTATATCAATAACTCTTGCCTTAGAACCGCTCAATTTACCTGTTAATCTATCCCCAACATTTAATGGTTCTGCACCACTAAGAATAATCTTAGCACTATTCTTATCAATGAAGTCTAACTGAATATCAGCGTTAGGTTTATCATTTTTTGTAAATGGTTCATTTGGAATAAAATCAGATAAAACTTTTACTGCCTCAAACTCTGCAAGGAAATCACTTTGTACTAATTGACCAAATCCAAATGTAACTGTAGCACCAGTACCAGGATTGGTTGAAACCCCAGTTAAATCAAAGGTTACCTGCCTTGGGTTAACTGCATCATTATAATCACTAACTGTAAATGGTACAAACTTATAATCTCCAGAATTGAATCCATCTCCATCATTATTAAATGAAATACCCTCAACAACAACAGAATCTCCAATAGCAAAAGGTTCTGCAACATATCCTAAAACAGGAGTACTAATTCTGCAGGTCATTATGCCGCCTTGAGATTCAACACTCAATATGCTAATTCCGTTACTGTTTCTTACGGGAGCAACACCAAATTCATTATTTGATAATCCAACAGGTTCAACTGAGACTTTAGCACTGATAACAGCAGAATCACTTAATTCACAAGTAATTAAACCACTATCTACGATCTCACCAGTTGCTTTATCGAATAAAACAAGAGATGGTGCATTAACATAGAATTTACCACCACTAATAACATTTACCTCGCCAATAGTACCGAAACTATCAATACTGACTAATCTAGGAATAAATGCATCTGGTTTAAGAGTATTGTCTGATGGATATCCATAAACATCATCTGGAACATTCATTTGCTCCAATCTATTGATATTATCAGATTCTGGGATCAATGTTGCATTAATACCATTTCCAGCAATGCTAGAAATGCCAGGTAATTTAGCATATTCAAATCCACCACTTATAAGTCTAACTGTAGCAATACCACCAGTTGCATTAGGAGATGTTGTCTCATAAAATAATTTTTCACAATCATCTGCTTTATACTCTAAACTTTCTGGAATTCCCTTTAAATTAAAACTAAATTCTGTGCTTGCAACAGAAATTACTTTATGATTGCCATTATAGTTACTATTAACAAATTTAATCTCGTTAGCGTTCAATACTGTGCGATCATTAGTAGATAAACCACTAGGACCGAAAACATTGTAATAAAGTGTCTTAATATTGTCAGAATAATTTAATTTGACTGTAGGATGCCCATCTGAGTCTGGATTAGTAGAAGCTATGCCAACTGTTGCTAAAGTGGTTACACCAACAACTTCAAATCCTTCACTACTTCCAGTTCCAACAAATTCATTGAAGAAATTGCTATCATAGTAGAATTTAAGTTGGAATCCAGTAAGACTAGGATCACTTAAGTCAAATTTTACAGTATTATCTTTAAAAGGTCTAAGTTGCGGATTAATTGGGTTAACACTCCAAGAACCAATACCAACCGAAGTAATATCAACAACTGTTGGTGTTTTAGCAATCGCTTGTTTTAAAGTTTCCGATAATTGAATAGTATCTTGATCAACTTTGATAACATAGTACTCTCTTTGAGTAATACCGCCTGGTAAGTCATCACCGTAGTAATAAACTCTATCTCCAGTAATCAAACCATGACTTAGAGCGGTAATTCTATTAGTAACAGTGTTAATACCTGTGGTATCAACAGTTAAAGGATTAGCAATTAAATAATCATCAATAATTCTTAAATCGACAAATGAGGTAGTTCCAATACCAGTTGTTAGACCAGGTTTGACAATAAGATCAATTGTATCTCCAGTTTCTAATTCATGAGCAGAAGATGTTTGAACTTTACCTTTAATTCTTTGAGTTCTACCAGTTAAGTTAGTATTTTGTTTTTCAAACAGATAATCATACGCATCACTACCACCACTGATAAAAACTAACTCTTTAGAGTCTTTGGTAGTTTTTACACCAATAACATTTTCATTTTTAGCAACAGCAAAGACTGTAGAGGGGAGAGAGAAAGTTCCTGCAAATATTGAGGATGTTGCAACAGAAATTGCAGATCCACCAGTAGGCACAGAGAAAGATAATTGATCATTGGTTTTTAAACCATGATTTTCCAAGAAAATAGTTTGAGTCTTGACAGATCTAGTTTTAGTAACACCAAGATACTGATAACTCTTACTAACACTTTGTCCAACAGTTGTACCAAATCCAACAGTCTCAGTAGGGTTAAAGAATATTTTTCTATCAGGATCTGACTCAAATGCATCTGTTCTGATTGGAATGGTATACTCGTTAGGGAAATATGTAACTGCAATACCAGTTTGTTGAGTAGATCCTACACCAACAGATCTACGAATTCTAAGAACACTGTCATCTCTGAATATATTGAGAACTGCTGCTGTTTCCGAACCAATTCCAGCAGTAGTGCCAAATCCAACTGATGACCCTACAGATAGTGTACTAGGAATAGACTGAACTCTAATGTCAGTAACAACTCCAACAAAACCATCATCTAATAATTTTGTAGAAAACTCAACTACACTAATTTTATGACTATCATTAAGTTTATCGACTGCTGTTGATAAACCAGAAATAATTACATCATCTTCTAATTGTAATTCATGTAATGGTTCAATTCTTCCAACAACTCTATCGGGATACCATTTAAATACGGTATTGTCATAAGTTAAGAACTCTGTTTGAATTTTATTGATATCTTTACCAGTTAACTTAGAAACAAAAGCACTTGCTCCAGTTCCACCAGTATCATCATTATTAAATTCTATATTTGATCCGATACTGTAACCAATGCCAGGTTGTCCAACAGAAACGCTAGTAAGATTACCACGATTTAACTTAGAAGGTAAAGCAACCTGTGATACAAAATTATAAGGTTGATATACAAAATCATATGATGCTCCATCCCCAAACATCTTATATGGGAATGTATTTCTGACTAATTTTGAATTTTCAAAACTAAACGAAGTCTGTTTAATTTTTTCACCAGAAACTGTATTGACAATTAATGGAAGAGCTCTATAAGTGTCTCCAACATAATATGGAAATTCTGGTTTATTATTAATATCTACTGTTGCATAGTATGCATAAATTCCATCGGGAAAATCTGGTGTTTTTGCAAATCTACCGTTATGTTCGTCTAAATCTCCTGTAGAGTCATAGTAATAATCTTCAATAAATGAACCAGCAGGCCAGTCTGTAACTGAAGGTCTATTTGTAATTCTATTAACATCTATCTTATATGAAGTCTGCATTCTTCTTGATGAAGACTGAATATTATCAGTATCATCAAATCCAAACGCACCATAGATAGGAATTCCATCATATGCCCATCCGATAATAGGAGAATGACCACTACCATCATCATTGAATGATTCTCTAATAGTATCCCCATATCCAATTGTCTCAATTGCTAATCCACCATCAACAGCACCAAGAAAATCACCATTTACTGTACCAGTAGTCTCAAATTGATTAGTTGATAGTTTTCTTATTCTAGTAGAAAATGTTGCAGAGTCACCTGGTTCTTTAACAGTAACAAGTGCATTTCCAGCACTGTATCCAATACCTGAAGATATAACAACAACACTATCAATACCATCTCCGTCCATAACAGCACGAAGTTTTGCACCAAAAGCAGTTCCTGTACCAACAACTGTTAACTCAGGAGGACCGTTATATCCAACACCTCTACTTTGTACAAATGCATCAATAATACGACCATTAATAATACTTAAACCAATTTGACCAAATTGTCCTTTAGTTAATGTAACTGCAGGTGCTTTTTCAAAATTGAGAATGTTTGATCCATAATCTCTACCCTCATCAAATAAAATAGCATCAACAATACTACCACGCACCACTGGTGTCGCAGTTAGTTTCACGATTTTATTCAAACTGGTGATAACATTTAAATCAACATTGATAGGAGGATAGAAAAAGTCCTGTTGATCTGTACCAGTGCTATCTAGTCTTACATACTCTTTATTGTCGAAGTTTGTAGTAACAGGAACATTAGAGGTTGCTAAACCAGAATTACATAATCTGAAGCGATCCTCATCGATTGTAAGAACTTGATATTGAGCGTCGGTTGATAATCCACTGATGACTGTACCACCTGTAGAGGAGATACCGTAATGAACTACTTCTCCGTCTTTGAATCCGTGATTATTAAATTGAATAAAGTCTCTTGATGTACTAACACCAGCAGATAAGACTGATATTTTCCTGTTTGAATATCCTTCTCCACCACTGACCATAGTAACGCGAGAAATTCTTCTCTTAGTTTCAAAGTCTCTAAAGGCATGTATGCCTGTGTTTAATGCGGTAGCGGCAGTGCTAAACCCAATTGTATTTACACCAGCAATAGAGTCTGCCTTAGATCTGTAAAGTTGGAAGATAGTGTCACTAGAAACACCAACATAATATGATTGACCTTGAACTAAAGAAGTATCAATACCTACTGCAGCAGTTGTTGCTAACCCTACAGGAGCGTTGTTATTAGTTAAATATACAATCCTATCACCAGTTTGATAGAAGTGGTCTGAGGGCGTAATAAACCTATTATCTACAGGATCAATTGTTCCACCATCATAGAAACTTTTTGAGTTAAACTCAAAGGTTCTGTAATTTAATTCTGTTACTGCTTGTGCCTTAGCACCTTTTCCGTTACCACCAAAAATATCAACAGAAACTACTTTATTAATTTCAAATTCAACAGGGTCAATATCAACATCAACAATCTCACCAGAAACTGATACTCTACCAAATGCAGTATTGACACCTGTACTACTATCTTCAATTACCAATTTAGGAGGATTCATAACATCGTAACCCTCACCATCATTAACTACATCTAAAGATTGTACAGGTCCATAATAGATGTAATTGTCTGATTTATAGTTACGGACTTCTACTCCGTTAATCAACATACCAGTATTACCAGAAAGAGTTCTTTCTGATGTAGTTCTTGTCTCTTTACCTAAAGTTAAGTCTTGTTTAAGAACATATCTTTTAAGAGCTCTGCCTGGAAAAATAGATTTGCCCGCTTGTTCTAAAATAACAAAATCGTGTGTGCCCGCAGTTTTAGGAGGAACAAATTCAACAGAAATTCCAGAAGGAATAAATGATCTTGATTGGTATAACTTAATTTGATTATTTAAAGTCAATACCTCGACAAAATATGATGCCCTATCTAATCCAGCAATAGGATCAGATCCTGATGAGGGAATATATACAATTTCATCACCAGTCCTAAAGGGAACAGGGTTTGCAAATGAAATAATTGTAAATCTATCAGTTAATGTGTTATATCCTTGGAAGTTACCCGCACCTACAGTAGGATTGACTAAAACTGAGTGAATTTTATCAGCATCGATGCGATATGATGGTAATGAGTTTGATGCAACGAATCCTTCTACATCTCCACTCTCAGATTTGTTTTTATCAAGAATATATGTATTAGCAATGTCAGTTATAATCTGATTTTGACCACCTATGATAGGAACAATGCTACTAGTTGATTTATTCTGAACTCTGCGAATATCATAGTTTAAACTAGGGTCAGTAACGAACGGAGCGTTAACATTAACTGAATTATTGGCACTATTGACAATAGTAATCTTAAGATTGCTTGCAGCAACCGTTTCAGTGTTTCTAACAAGTAAATCTACAGTATCTCCTACCTTTAAACTAGAATCATCAATTGTTCCTGCTAAAGTTAAGGTAGAACCTCCTAAATCAGCAATTTGATATCTTGCACTAGTATTATAAATCCAAGAGTTAAAAAATATCTGTTCGTACGACTTTGAAGTGGATGGATTGGTAATAAAGCGACCTAAGTTCTTAACTTTGATTCTAGACTCATTACTTAGTCCAAATAATTCTTGATTACTGGTAAAATCTCTAAGAACGCCAGTAACTCGCATATTGACCCTTTTTGAAAGGTCATTATTTTCAAAACCGTAAACTACAGTAGGTGTAAAGATGTTTGTAGTCGAAGGAATGTCATTTTTAGTGGTGCTTACCCCAATAAATTGATTAACAGTCTTTTCAGTGTAATCTACAACCTGATAGAAAGAATCTGTAGACTGTCCAATTTCAATAGTGCCAGTTTGACCAAAACCGATAGTAGAGTCAACAGTTAACACTGTTGCACCAAGTCCAACCTTACCAATTACTTGAGTTTTGCCAGGAACTGCAAATGTGCCTTGAATTAAGTCCCTATCATCATAACCAATGAATACAGACAACCTATAAAAGTTATCTCTTATCTGAGTTACCTCAGAAATAGGTCCGCTTGCTTCATTTACATTAGGATTGTTCGGTTCATTGTCTTGATACAGTGTTTGACCAACTAAGTTCAACGGATCACCGTCAACTAACTCAATTGCAAAGGATTCTCGTCTAAGATAGTTTGCATATGATGGTTTAATCAGATATTTCTCAAGATCATTGATTTTTGGTTCTAAACCAAATAATGCTTTGAATAAAATCTTAAAAGATTCGTCAGTACCCTTAGATTCATATAAACTTCTTGCCTCTTTGACAAAATTTACTACATCTAGTTCTGGACTAAGTTGTACACCCTCTAAACCAGGTGTGTACATTGTTTTTAATTTCTTATATACCTCATTTAAGAACAATGCACTTAAGTTTTGAACTTTAGTGCCCTGAGCGTGTTCTCCTGGCGTCGAGGTGGAGTATACTAACTCACTAGGTGCATTTTCCTTACGGAATGTTGTAATACCACTAAAACCTCTTACACACCCCTTAAAGCAGTTACTAGTAATACCACTATATGTAACAATCTCATCACCAATCTTTAGTAAACCCCATTGAGCGGGAAATCCACTAGTAGTAAAGGTTCCAATACCAATCTCATCATCAGTAGCACTAATACTAGCAGCTAATGCAACTTCACCCCTAATAACATCTTGAGTTAGGTTATCAATACGAATATATTTGTCAATATTCTCAGAAATATCTGCAGCACCACCTTGATGGTCTTGTGAAATATAATATTGCGATAAAAAGTCCTCTAACAGAGGATTCTCAGTAATTGCGAACTCTGGAACATAGTCCGAAACTACTTGGTATGTCTTAACTCTGGATGATAAGGGGCTATAGGTTTCTAACATCCTTTTTATGACCTAATGATTGTTCCGTTGGAGTAACTAGAGGTAACCTTATACCCAATTCCAGAAATTTGCTGTCCAGAAGATATGGTGTCTCTCACGATATTTATCCTACTATTAGACATGTCTAATTGAAGGTAAAGATCTTTCAAACCAATGATATCATTAGATTCTGGATATGCTTGAACTTCAACCAACCCAGATGATCGTTCAGTGTCAACAATATTGATAGTATTGATGATAATTTCACCCTTCACATAGTCTACGGTACCTGCAGACTTAAGAATAACTGATGTTTGGGTATCATCAATCTCAGACAACTGAACAACGGCAATATTTCCTGTCTTTAAGTCTTCATTTGGAATATCGGCAAAGTATAACATATTAGGATTGCCATTAACCTTAAATCCTGTACTCTTAATGTTTCTACCTAAAGGATTGACATGGAATTGGTTACCAAAGCACAATTCATATTGAGTAAATGCATTTAAGATTGGTTTAAGATCTCTTCTAATTGTTAGTTTAGTAATATTCGATGTAATTGCACTATTTGTATTGTCAATAACCGATAATGCGTCGGAATATTTAAATCTTCCACCAAATGCATTTAAATTAGTCGATTTTCCGTAAACATTGAGAGAATTTGTGACCTGTGCCTTCAATCCGTCAGTATCACTGAAGACAGTTGGGTTATAATATGCATTTACATCCAATTCTACATACAAAATCTTAAGATCGATGATTCTTTGGTTAATACCTGCAATAGAATAACTTTTTAATCGATCTAAAATTAAAGATTTACTAAAATCGGATAAAAATGTTGCATTTCTAGGTTTAATGCTTAAAACTACAGTTCCAAACTCAGGAGGATCTAATTCTTCTCCACCAATAACAGAAACTGACTCTGCATCTGGAAAAACACTCTGAATAATTGCTTCATAATCCTTTGCTGTAACCGCTCTGTACTGCGACGAGTAGATTCTAGGTGCGATATACTTAATAGAGTCAATATCTTCGATCTCACCGCCTCCTTTAGCGGTTTGAACCGTTTTAACAACTACTGTTTCTGATGAATCAAGAGGATTTCCTGAATCATCTACAGCATTTCCACTATATGAGAAAAATTTACCATCATTTCCGTCTACACCATCAGTAACAATGTATGTTACCTCAATTCTATCTCCATTTTCAATTTTTTTACCAAATAAACCGTCGCCAAACAGTAATTCGTACTGTTCATCCTTAACTTCTTGAATTAAAAAGATATTTGACTTCTCGTTAATGCCTGTAATGTTATCTAATACAGAATATTCAAGTCCTGCGGACGCTCCTGCCTTAGTAACAAAGACTCTAATGGAATCTGTATCAATAAATGAGTTTTGTAATACAAATCTTTGGTCTTTTTGACCATTTGCAGTAAAAGTTTTCTTAAGTAGAGTCCCTTGGAAGATATTTAAGTTCCTAAACTTAGCACATCTGCTAGGATTTGTCTGTGATGGACTATTTGCGTCAATTGGAGACGCTACACTTATGTCATCTGGGATAGAAAATGTAAAAGATGTGTTATCTTGAGCACCTACACAGACTAAACCCTTCCTTAAAGTGACAGTATTGCTATTTCCGTTAAATTTAAAGTCAAAATCTACGATTGCCTTTGAAGATTTACGAGATCTAGGCACATATCCGATATTTCTTGCCAATGAAACAACATTTTCTCTTAATGTTGCCGAATCCAAGAAGGATTCGTTGACCACCATATTGCTATTAAACGCTGTAATATAGGTATTGTACGCCAAAATGTCGATTAATATCGACATATTTGATCCTTCGTAGTCAAAATCCGTAAAATTACTGTTCGCACGAAGATAATCCCTTATCTGGGACTTAATTTGATCAAAATCTAAGTTAGTAAACTTCGTTACGGGCATGTTTTTTACCTAGTAGCTTCTAATAAGAAGGAAAATTGGGTTATCGGTATCTCTTCACCGACAATATTAAACGCGATTTTCACTTCAAAGGCATTATCGTCAGGTTTAGGTAACGCATCAACCTTCACATTAGCAACTCTTGGTTCAAAAATCTTCAAAAGATCCACAATTTGTGTTGCAATTATACTTCCTGTTGCAACATCGATGAATCCAAACAAATTATTTGTGATATTAGACCCAACATCTGAATAAAATCGCTCTTTCAGACCAGTTTGAATCAAATTTCTAACACTACGCACAATTGCCCTCTCATTTTTTAGTACATTTAAATCACCAGTAACGGGATTTGGTACAAATGAGAGGTCAATGTCTTTATATGAGCGGGATTTTAAGGTCGCCACTAAATTTAAAAATAGATATCAGGGTTATTTATATCCTAATTTCAACATCCTTCAGAATCGTGAGTAATTTCAAGATCTGGGTCTTCTATTTCGATCTCAATTGAGTCATCATCCATCTCCCACTCCTCATGGATAACGAATCCAAGTTCGTGAAGAGTGGTATGTACTGCAGTTCGTACATATTGTTGAGTGGAGAGGTCATCACCAATAGGAAGTTCTGAATTTACGGAACCGTCTGGTGCAATAGTCAGTTTCATAATTAAAAGGAGTTTAGGAGATACTGGTATTTAGTTTGGTTTATCAACAATTTTTACTTTATATACTAGAGTTCTCGACTTCTTCTTTTCAAAATGATAATCGATTCTATTCTTTAACCAATATAGAAATGTAAGTACAAGAATAAATTGAATACCCTCTCCCCAAGAGAGATTCCATGCATCATTAAGATCGAGACTCGCCGCCGCGAGCAGTTCGCGGGTCGCTAGAAGTTCAGTACCCATTATTTTCCTTGCCCCCTATAAGGTTTACGAGCCGAGTTACGGGATGTGGCAGAATATTTAGAATTCTTACTATTACCTTGCCTCGTCTTTTTAGCGGGAGTGTCAACATTATAGGAGGTTCCCATAATATTAGTCTTTAGTTGTCTTGCCATAATAAGTTTCGTGAGAGATTGTCTGAGGGTCAGGATAACCTGTCTCATAATAACATGAGGATAGTTCAGTCATTTTATCCATGAACTCCTCTTCGGAGAGGTCAGAGTAAACCTCCCCACCTTGTATAGTAATTTTAAATAACTCTTGTTTTTTCATGACCAACACGAATACGAGGATCACACCAGATCTCGAAACCTGCGTTGAGTGCATCGAGACAGAATGAAACATCTTCTCCGCACATGTCCTGTACCTCTCCAGACTCAAAGACCTGCATCTTAGGAGCAAACCATGGGTACTTCATCTCTTTATGTTCCCATACACCATGCTTGATAAGCACCCAACCAAATCCTGTGTAGTCAACAGTGAAAGGTTTACGACGCTTAGTCATGGTCTCACCAGTTTCATGATTCATGACACCACCGTTATTACGGAAGTTATCTTCATCCAACCAGTGTGCAACTGAGGTAGTCTGACCATCTTCTGTCATATACCAACCTGCAGCAATCTCTTTATCCATGAGAACAAGTTGCAACAACTTCTCAGTATTAAAGACAATATCGCTATCGATCCAGAGTTGATAGTCATACTTCAGTTTACCATCCCAAGGAATTTGGTCAGGTCCTCTTAGTACATTAGCACCAAGACACTTACAGCGAGCAAAGTTAACCATGCTACTATAGTCTTGGGATATCTGAATACTTACTCCATGCTGTACCAGATCGAAACACATCTGTACAAAATTCTTTAGAAATACAAATGAGCAACCACGACCAGGCATACAAAAGACAAGACTCTTGCCCTTCAACATTTCCCACGCCGCGTCATAGTCCCATTCGTTCTGCCCTGCCTGTTTCTTTGGAGGGTTCTTAGCTTTAACAGTAAATCCTTTAGCCATAATTAATTACTTGGACATCAGTATTATAACAGATTATATATGCACAGTCAATAAGAGGCATCTGCGAGACCTTCATCATCTTGTTCTACTCTCAAGACTTCATGTTCATTGAAGTCTATTCTTCTTTCTTTAATTTTCTGTAGTAGTTGATCCTCATCGATGTTAACGAGGTCGTGACTTACTGGGTAGTTGTCTCTACCGTATACATGGAATGTGGTTCTCATTTTAATTTAAACGCCAAGGTGATCCTCATCGGGCAATTCTGGTTTGAGAAGGCATACCCCTTATGTTGTATGTTGCCGTCAAACACAATTAACCGATTCTGTACGGGTGGTATGATGATCTGTTCATCTCCACTTATTAGTTGTGTGAATCCTCCCCACTCTGGTCGAGAGGGGTTGACATATAATAACACGGTTCGCACACAATTATCTATGTGCAAAGAACCATCCCTACCAGGCCATTGCCCGTTAAAGTATATTTCGTCTACCTTATAGTCGCCGTCTAATATTGGTCTGAGTTGCCCCCAGAGGTGTTTATTATAGTACTCCCTATCACTTACATCATAATGTAGGAAATCATTGCCCGATCCGTTACTAGATTGAATACGCCAACTAACATCATCCGTATCATTAACAACTCTCTCAAGATCTTTTGGATCTAAGAAGTTATCATATTGCTCAATCATTGTTCTCTTCTAAGTACACACCGTCTCCGTCTAGAGACATCATAATGTTTGTTCCTTCGTACCAATCTAATTCATTACAGAATGATTCGGGGATTATGAGAGTATATTCGTCTGTTATCGGGTCAACCCTGAGGGATACTTTTATTTTGGAAAATTTTTTCACAAATATGTGGACTGACACTTAGAATTATATATCAGAAATTTTTTTTATATCTCGTTATCTCGAAGTCGATCTGGGTCGTTTATAGCTTATAAAGGTTCCATGAATTTAAATAGGCATCACCCGCCACATAATAACACATAAGACATAAAATAACTGTCAAAATGTAACATCGAGCACTGTCAATACTGTGCTTATGTTATACTAACTGTAGCTGTGGGTTGCTGTTAATTACTCATGAACTTTGAATCCCTGTGTGATACTGTTATTATAACACATAATCTCACAGACTGTCAACAACTGTGAGCATGCTATTTGTTAGTATGTCATGATACTTTCAGGACTGTGTGTAACTTTGTGTGTCTGTGTTGTTGACATTTTCAAATTCTTATGTTACGCTCGCTTAATGCACAACAACTCAACGCATTTAAATATACATTTAGTGACCACACAGTTAATGACATATAACACGCATATATGTTTATTTAAGTATTTAAAATAAATGCGTACTTTTCCACAAAACTGTTAATAACTGTGGAAAACACTTATTAACACATAGTGCCCCTAATTGCGAGATTGATTGTGATAACTGCGATTTACACATTTGCGTACAGTATACACTTAACTACGCATCTTTGTGGATTTCGTTGTTACTAACTAACTCACAATCTTTCCATTGGTGGGGATAAACTAGCATTGCAACTTTACAGGTTGGATGTAAACTATGGGGACAATGTGAGTCCTGTTCACTAACACAAAAGGTGATGTATTTGTCATCAACAAATTGTACTTCACCAATTATATTATCGTACTTAATTGTTACTCCGATTGCAAATTGTTCTTTCTGCATGTTAGTAACTGATGTCTAGTTGATGTTAATAAGTCTTGAACATGTGCTGGTAATTGATCTCTACCTGCCCAAACATTCTCATAGTTGACTAACAACAAATTAAGAAAACTTAGTTGGTTATGTGATAACTCAATTGTAAATGTTGCTGTCTTATTTGTTGATGAACTCATTGTAATTTGTTGGATTGCTTAACTCTCTGGCGGCGTGACTCGCTGTTAGTTGTTGATACATAGAGACCAGATTTGACCTCTTCAGGATATGCTTCAAAGTATTTTACGATTTCTTCGTAATCAATTTGTTCGCATAGATTGTGGGGCATGATGTTAATTAGTGTGAATAGATTTAGATTTTAAATTGTCACTTAAGACAGGATAATCCTCCCAGTTGATAACATATTCATCAACATGATTAAACCACAATTCTTGTGGAATAGACTCCATAAGTTTGTCAATGTAGATGTCATTTAGTTGTTCGGAATTAGTCATTTAATTAACTCTCAGTAAGTGATTTGAGTGATAAGTAAGCGATATCAAAATCATTATTCATTATATCACATAAGGAGCGAATTTGTTTCTCTCCATATGCATAAATGTGAAAAATGTTGTCCTCTTCATCATCATCTTCAACATACACTATATTACAATCTTCCTGCTCATATTTATTGACAAAGTTAATAATAGTGTCATAAGATTTGTCAAAGAACTCAACAACTAACTCACCTACATATCCATGAAAAAAGTTAAGATCTTTGCTAAGTTTGTCAATTGTTAGTGATTTACGAGGCATGATTGTAAGAATGAAAGTAATAAAGAAAGAGGGCAATTTGCCCTCTATGTGTTAACTAATTGCTAACTCGAAACCGTCAACAAAATCCTCTTTGAGATTTTTGTAACCTACGAACCACTCGAAATTCTTTTGGAATACTCTAGCACCATATGAAAATTCATCTAATAGTGCATTGAGTCTAGACTTAGTGGTGTTAGACTGCCAACCACCATCGAAGAGTAAAATCGAATTTTGTCTTACTGTGGCAATATGGTTGCCATGAAGATAAACAAATGTCTCTGCACCATCGTGCTGAACTGAAGTGTTTGAAGAACTGAAGTTACGCCCCTGTCTGATAGCGTCGTTCATTTGTTGTTCGATTTTTCTCATGTGTTGTTGTTTGTTGTTATTATAATAATAGGGCATTTTGGGGGTCATTGCAACCCCCTGTGTGACACTTTGTTAGGTGGCACATGATAGTGCTGAATTGAAAAATTGTGGAATAGTATTGAAGTCGGTTACCTCGTAACCGTAACCCTCTACACGAGAATCAACTTCATTTGTGAAATCTTTGTAATTAATATAACTCTTTGATTGAGTAGCACCTTGGAATGTGACAATCTTAAGCAACTGACGAGAGTTTATAGAACCATCCAAATACTTAACAGGATAGAAATCAACTTTCATTGATGCTTTTTTAGATGTGAGTTGCATAGGATTGACTAGAGAAGAATGATTGAAGCGAGGGTATCCCTCAGCGTTTGATAATGTGAGCATCGCTTCAATACTATTATTATAGCGATTGAGCGAGCACTGTGGGGTGCTAGTGTGACAGTTTGTCTACTGGCACAAGTCATTGAATCGGCGTGTTGCCTCTTCTGCTATAACTGGCAAGTATCCTAGTTTGCTATTTTGCTCTAATGCATATAATTGATCATCAGTCAAATTATGCTCTTTTCTGTAATCCTCCCATGATTCGTCGTAACATGTTTCTAAGAGTGATTCGTGGTGAAGTGATGACATTTTTCTTAATTCGTTTGTATATACTAATTGTACATGAAAAAAGCGGTCTTGTGACCGCTCAGTGTGCAGTTTGTGAACTGTCCACTAATCCTGATCTTGGATTATGTCCCATACTGCGATATAATTATTTAACCATTTTTGTTGTGAAATGGTTAGGGCATCGATCTCAGCATACTGGTGCCCATATAAAAGATCGTCAGCACTCATGAAAGGAAGATCGTTTTTAGAGCAAAAATCCTCTAATACATCTGATAAAAAATCTAACATTACTTAACCTCCTGTGGAATTGCAACAGGTCTAGAGGTGTCTTCGTTATAAACCTGATAAGCATGCCATTTATTATCTTTGAATAGATAAGCGAACTCACCACAACATCTATCAGTCGCTTTAATAAAATCCTTGAAATCCTTATGTAATACTGGTGGCACATTCTCGCCACGCTCACTATAATATTCTGGGCATGGTTTACGCTTTACAAATTCCTGTTTGTCATAGTCATACACATTGTCTGACCAACATGAACTCATGTCACCACCATCAATTAATTCGGCAACATTTTGAATTTCATTGAACTGCTCTTCAAGAGTAACGCCTAACCACTCTGGATAACCATCCCAGTGATGATAAGCGGATAGAATTGAACCGTCTGATAATTGAAGTCCGATGCGTGAATTAGTTGACATTTGTTGTTGTTTGTTTGTTATGTACTTATTATAATGCCTATTGTAGAGCAATAGGGCAATAGTGTGACAGTTTGTCGATTGTCATAGGTATTGAATTTCTCCCTGTTCTACTGCTTCCATATATTCACACATATCAGAATGTGCCTTTTCTTTATTGTCATTATTTTCTTTCCATGTTAAATCTTTGTAGATATCAAAAAGTATTTCCATATTGACGCCCTCCCAGTCAGTCCATGAACTGACATATTCTAATTGTGATTTGTCATAACCACCTGATTTAAGACTAGGTGCAGTTATAAACTCAAATGCAATGTCAATGAAAAAATGTCTTCCAAACTCTTCGGATTGAATAGTTTGCAATGGAATAAATTCACCATTGTCATCATTTAAGTAATTTTTGAATATGTAAGTTCTCATTATACAATCCCCTGAGCAACTAAATCAAAAATGTCACCGTAGTCAAATACGATTTCACCAGTTGAATTTTCTCGGACACATGAATATCCGTAATCCTGACCCCATTCGATACATGCATTTTCTGCAGTCTCTAGGTCAGATGTATAAATGTCACCACCGATAGTCTTAGATGGTGTTTCGATTGTGTAAAGGAATTTGTTCATGTCTTTATTATAAGGAAGATTTGCATGTAATAGGGAAACTGTGTGACAGTTTATTATCTGTCACTCTCCTATAAACTTATAGTTGTAATCATAGAGTAAAATGTCTCTGACTTTCTCTCTGTCAAGTGAGTCACCATCACCCCAGTTAAAAAGTGTTTCAGTCTCATCAGCACATAATTGTAGATAGTTGTAAACTGCATTGTAAATGTCAGTTCTACATAATGGTTGCTTAGTCTCTTTAGACATCATAGGATAAACTGGATCATCCTGACCATAAAATGAATCAATGTAATCAACAAATTCAATCATTTCTCTTTGCATGATTAACCCTCCCCTCTAATGTAACCATTTTCAGATTTGATGAACTGGTCTAACATAGGGATATGTAATTCAGGATCATCTAGATCGATTCCATTTAGATGATATACACCCCACTCTGCTATCTCTTGTAAAAACTCTGACCAGTCAGCACATACACATGCAACATTACTCATATTGCGTGAATATAGAATTCTGTTAATAACTGTTTGGGTTTTAGTCATAATACTGTTGTTGTTTGTTATATACTAATTGTACACAAAAAAAGCGGTCTTGTGACCGCTTAGTGGACAGTTTGTCAACTGTCACCATCTTTGATAAATTCATCTAGATCGTTTATAATGCTCTCAATGTCCTTTTCTTCATCATCACTCAAATCAATGTAACATTGCTCAATGCACCATAACAGTAAATCCGCTTGATTTCTATTCAGTTTGAGATTGATTTGTGAAGTGATCATTTGTTAAGAGGTGAATTAAAATATGCTTTGTTGACTGTGTAAACAGTAAACAATGCAACAGCGATACCCAAAAAACCTAACCAAAGAATAGGTGAATGGGGAAAATCGTAAGTTGGAATTGTCATTGAATTTGTCATTGATTAATAACCGTAATTTGGAAGTTGTGAGTCATCGTCATCTTCATTAGCAAAATACATTGCATTGAATTGAGCGATGTTTAAATAGTCCTTTTCATGATATCGTTGCCACTCTGAATCGTCTTCAGGAATAAAAACGAACTCTTCACAAAAATGCTCAACAGATGCAAGTTTTTGTTTTTCAATGCACCTGAGCATGTCACCGATCTGTTGATCATCCATTTCACATTCATCGATGCAAAATGCGATGTTCTTTTCAAGTTGTTCAGTACTCATTGATTAGTGCCTTGATTAGTACATTGTCAATATACTCGTTATCTGGAGCATATTCAAGTGGTCTTGTGCCACTTTCTAAACTGTCATACCAGAAGTCATTCCAGTCCTCTTTTGATGCTTCACTGATCATGGTGCATAAACCTCCCATTGTGATTTGTTTACTGATTCTCTGCAGCACATACAAGTTAGTGCTGACCAACTAAAATGATATACTTTAGAGGTCTGGGAGCATTTAGGGCAAGTTATCCACTTGCCGTCTCTACTTGCTCTAGTGTAACGATTAACTTTAGTCATGAGTGAGGATCATACTTGCGAATAATGTAAAGAGCGAGGGCAACACCTACTGATGTTGACCCGAAAATGATTAAAAACAATGGCATTAACCCCTCCTAAGGTAAAGATAACCGCCTGCCCAGTCTGTAAAACTAGGATCATGCACCATTCTTCTCTCTGAAATAAGTCTCATATCAAATCTGACATGCTTTGCAGGAGATTTCCAAGATGCAGGTTTGTAAACTTCACCAGTTTTACGATCTACAAATGCATGAACACTACCGTCATGCAAGATCTTCCAGTATTTCTTGCCTTGAGACATTGAAAATTCCTTGCCTTCCTTACCCCATCTACGAGAGTAGTTTTCTTCAAGAGATCTGCACATTTGCCAAGTCCACTTTTCTACTCTCTCTGTTAGAGATAGATTTTCATCTGCAATAGTTGCGATAGTTGGAATTGGTTTGAGCATAAGACCTCTTGTTGTTATATTATTATTATACACGCTCTAAGGCATCTGTAAGTCCATTGTGTACCACTTTATCAACTGGCACACGCTCATCAATTAATGAACTGTACTCTTCATGCAGTTCACATCCTATATAATTTCTGCCCAGATCCCTTGCTACCATTGCAGTTGTGCCACTTCCCATGAACGGATCTAGTATGATATCACCCTTTTCTGATCCCGCTTTAATACATGGTATAATTAAATCGGGTGGAAATACTGCAAAATGAGCACCCTTATAAGGTTTATTTGTTATAGACCAAACTGATCGTTTGTTCTTTTTTGCATAACTTTTACTTAACCCTGTGTGAGGGGATAAACCAGTGCCAACATTATGATACTTACCTTTACTACGGTTGCGAGTACCCCAGTCCCTAGCAGGTTCTTTGATTGCTTCGTTGTCATAATAATACTTTTTGTTTTTACTTAATAGGAATAAGTATTCATGGGATTTTGTACATCTATCTCTTACACTTTCAGGCATTGGATTAGGTTTATGCCATATAATATCCTGTCTGAGATACCATCCATCTGCCCTTAATGCAAATGCCAACATCCAAGGAATACCAATTAAATCTTTCTCTTTTAGTCCCTCTAATTTGTTACCTCGTCTAGCACATTTATCAGGTAAATCTTGTTTAGTATTTGATACAGTTTGTTTAACTAATGCCTGACCTTTTCCTGGTCTATAGTTATAATAACTGTCACCAATATTTAACCATAATGTACCATCATCAGTAAGACAATTTCTAACACCTCTAAACACATTTACAAGATTATTAATATATTCTTCTGGTGTATCTTCTTGTCCTATTTGATTACTTTCTCCACCATAATCTCTTAATCCATAATAAGGTGGGGATGTAACACACATCCTTACTTTATCATCAATTTGTTGCAATGTGTCACGACAATCGCCATATAATATGATATTATGCATTAGTTAAGATTAATCCTCTTAACATCTACATCACCATACTGTTCTTTAACAGTTCTAGATGCTGATTGATAATTAGTAGCAGGAACTGTAACAGTAATCAAACCCATATCGTTACGATAAAATGTAACTGAGGCGGTGCGATTGTTGCCAAACATAGTTAAGAATTGATAGAGGGAACAGTAGTGAGACACTTGATAATTTCAATTTCAGTGCCTAGATCATTTTGAATTAATACCTTAGCAGCATTTGGTGTACTAGCAAACTTTTCTTCAGTATAATGTTTTCTACCGTTGGGAAGTTTGCGATAAGTAACTGACTGAATGTAAGACATAATTGTTATTTAAATTTGTAATTTATTTAGTGACAGTAGAGATAGCAGGCAAACCTTGATTGAAAATAGTATCAACAACTGCTTCAACTTTGCGAGCAGTGGATACACCTACATTAGAGTAAACTGGGACACATACGAGACCGAATACTTTAGTCTCATCACCTTTACGAATAACTCTACCGATTGTTTGACTGATACCTATGTAATCCATAGAACGCAAAAACAATACTGCTTCAAGTCCATTGACATTGATACCTTCTGAGAGTATGCTGTGATGGAGTACAACAAAACGAGTTTTGTCTTTACCCCATGCATTTAGTTGCTCAAAGAACTTGTCACGATTGACTTTTTTACCATTGATGATTGCACCAGTTTTTGCTGTGATGTACATCCAATTGTAACCACGCTGAGATAGTTCATAACAAAAATCAGTGTGAGTAACTAGATTTACAATTTGCTTAGTTGACTTTGCACAAATGAGCACTTTATGCTTTTTGATGTTGTCAAGAGACTGCAGCATTTGCTCTGAATCTACATCAGCAACCAACTCATCTTTTTTGAGCAAACGAGAGGTATAAACTTCTACCTTTGGTGGTAGAATGTAACCTTGATCTACAAGAAGAGGAGCGGGAACCTGACATATTACATTGCCATACACTGCTGTGTCATTCATACCTGCCTTGAAAGGTGTTCTAGAGTGTTTTGGAGTGGCAGTGAAGAAATAACAACGCTGAGCATTAGCAGCGAAATGCTCTGTAGCAGGGAAGAAGTTTTTTTGAACTGAGTTGTGTGCTTCATCAAAGTAAATAGTGTCAACATTTAGGTTAGCATCGACAACTCTACGCAAACTGTGATAAGTTGTGAAGATGAAGCGATGGCATTGCATTTGGGAGCACATCACATCAAATAATGCGATCTGCTTTGCATTTGTTGTGCTGAAATGCTTAGTCTCACCACTGTGGATGTGTGCAGGCACGACATCAGGACGAGCAAAACCATCGAACTCTAGAAATTCCTCGCACAATTGCTGTGCAAGTAGAATACGAGGAGCAACAACAACAAATGTCAATGGATGAGTAGACTCATTCATTTTTGTAATTGCATCAGTGATCATGCATGCAGTCTTACCACCACCAGTAGGAATAATTACCTGACCTAAGTCATTGTTACTCATTGCATTGACTGCTTCAATTTGATGGGGACGAAGTTGCATAAACCTTGATTGCTATACATGTATTATGACATAAAAAAAGCACCCTGTAAAGGGTGCTGTGCCACTTCAAAGACTGTCTAGAACAGGACTGCCCATACCCAAACAACAACAAGAGTATAAATCAGGAAGTTACGCTGTTCCTTGACAGACTCACTCTTTTGAACGGCATCAAATAATTCTGCCTTAGTGTTCTTGAGTGATAGTTTCATAAAGCAAAGTATGTAAGTGTGAGATAAATGTGGTTAAGAGAGTGGGGCAATGATCTGGGTTTCACCCATGTTGCCCAAATTTACCCTATGGGAATCGCTTACACCTGTACCCCTACTGAACTAGCAAGTAATCATATAAGGAATCTTAGTAGGATAACCCCACAATCCAAAATGATTGAACCCTTGCTATCGTTCGGGCATAGGAACCACATATCCCTTAACCACATTCTTATTATAGCAAGTCCATGTCCTTACGCTGGTGACCTTGTGACACTTTATCAACTGTCTCCCACCAAGGGTGTTTCCACTCGGCACTAACTGGTTTCTCCCATGTGTCAGAATTACTTTCTACCCACCTTTTTAGAGCGTAATATCTATCCTTCCATGTTTGTGCTTCCTCCTTTAAGATTTGCTCTGTGTTCATAGTTGATCTGAGATTAAAAGTGATGGATTGCCAAGTTGAACTTCGATTTCATCGAAAATTCTTTCAAGAGTGTTTGACATATTATTGTAACCAGTTCCAACATAGATTTGACCCACTACCACTGCAGCAGTGCAAATACCCCAGAACCTATAATATGCTGATGATTTGATTTGATTTTTTTTAGACATGAAAAAAGACCTCCTATTTCATTATTATATCACATTCAAAACCGATTTATTTATTATACCTGTGTTCTAGCATGATCCTGTAGAAATGATCTCTCATTGTCAATAGATCTTCTTGTTCCATGGGATCTCCTCCTGCCCATTTACTACATGCCTGAGTGAGACCAGTGTGGATAACCCTAACTGCCTCTATTGGCAATTCTAAATGATAATACTCTTCTTCCTCCATGATTACTCATTCAAAAAATCTATTTATTACACATGCAAATGAAACATCATACCATGATATCCTGAATTATATTTCTTACCTGATCCCTTCATTTGTAAATGAAACATTTTCTTACCATCTTCATCCCTGAATTCTAGAGTTGTGTTGTTCATTGTCCACTTCCCTCCTTCAATTCTCCTGAGCATTGCAACAACTGACATCATTCTGATCATTTCAGATCCTTTTCTATGCCATATGACAGTATCAACGGCATCACCTTCAAAACCTCTAGTAACAATCACATCAAATAATGATACTTTATTTTTGTTGATCCACTTCAAAAATGCGTTGCAAACCTTCTTATCTATGTTATCACGATAAATCCTATTCTGTCTCTTTTCAGCGTCACTCAGAGCGATTTCAGGGTGCTTAGACTCGACAATAGAGACACATTCCTTATTAGGATAACCGAAGAATTGTCTGATAAATGTCTCACTAAGTGTGCCCTTGAGTTTAAAATGTTTTATAAATTTCTCTGCTGATAATAATGCTACTTGAGTATGATTTTTTGATGCACTCTTTACTGAATACTTTCTATTACTAATAGTCTCCATGATATCCACCTTAGTGCATGGTCTCCCATCAACTTTATGATCACCACCAAATAATTCATCAAATGTAGCAGCAAGACGATGTTCAAATTCATGACCATCTTTTTTTGCTTTTCTTCCTGCTACTGCTCTGGTTGTCATTTCTGATCTCTTAGGTATCTTCATATTAGTGTATTAAATTATGATATGGTGCAATGGTGGACAGTTATTTAACTGACCTTATATCAAATGTTAGTTCACCATGCACTTCTTTTAAATCTATATGAGGAACTATTAGTGGGAACTTATCAGCATAATCAGCACCAAAACCATAAGCACACTCTACAAAATCTTTATAGTTACCTGCAAAATTGGGTAGGTCATGTCCAATATATTCATGTATTCTACCATAGATAAAATCTTGAGTTAATTTAGGATCATCTGCAATAATATTATAAAAGTCATCAGTAAAGTTTTGATCTTCATTTAATATAGTAAAATTCATAATATCTTTATTGTTTAATAAATCCCTAGAATCTTTACTAATAGTTCTCCAGAATGGTGAATCATACTTAGAACCAAAACTATACATCCATGCTGCGTTTTTATACCAGTCATCAACAACTGTTGAATAATACCAGTCATTTAAATGATTAACTAGATTTTGATTATGGGGATCTTCATCAAGTACATAATCACATATTTTATCTGACATGTAATCATAATACATGCCTGCCAAAGATTCTAATGGATCAATAAATCCAATAGCATTACCATTGCGAAGATATCTACCACTGTGATGCACCATATACTTTGATAATCTAGGTGTCCATGTAAATTTCTTGTACGGATAACCTAGTGACTCAGGAATTATAGTTCTAAAATCTTTTAGTGCCTCCTCTTCAGTTGTAATATTATCATTATAAGTATATCCAAATGTTCTCCTTGACTGTAATGGTATTCCAAACATCCACCCATTTTGATGAGCATATGTTATAGTACAACCCCAATCTGCTGGTTCGGGTAGTCTTAATGCTAATACAGTATTTACAGATACGAACTTAGAATCAAAGTAATAATCATCATGTAATAATGACTTACCACCAGTGCAATCAATAACAAAATCAAATCGTTTTTGATATAACTCAGATTTAGATGATGATAGATAAACACCATCGGGAGTAAACTTTATATCTGTTATATTCTCATCCCTTAGTGATAAGTTAGGTGTAAATTTTGGTAGATATTCTAAAAAGAATTCACTAAAATATCTTGTATCAAAATGCATACCCACTGAGTGTGGATCTAACCATCTAACAAAATTGCGTTTTTTACCCCATCCAATAAACTTATTACCAAACTTAATTGTGGCATCAAAATACCTCTTAAAATGAGGAGCAACCATGGTTGTGGTATTTGATATTTGTGATGGTAGATCAGGTGTAGTTGACTCACCTATACCAAATATACTGATATCTGAGTCATATATCCATGTCAATTCTGTCTCAACCTGACGATTTTGCCAGTTTTTGCTGTTAGGTTCAACCTCTATTGCTCTCTCATCAATTAATCTTAATAGGCAATTGATACCAACAACGCCTGCACCCAATACTGCTATTTTTCTCATATTAATATGTTTTATATCCTATAGTTCCAAATTTTTCTGGTGGATAGCAATAGTCTAACGCACTAAAACGATCTGCATAAGGAGCACCTAATCCAGTTGCTAACTCAGAGAATAATGTACGATCATTCATTATAACAAATGGCACGACTTTATGTCTACCGCTTACATCGTCCTCCTCATCACTGTGTATAAGTGCTTTGTAATCTTCATCAGTCCATTTATCATTTAACACCTCATCTAACCAAGGTTTTCCTGGAAAGAATGATGGATGTAAATATCTCTCTTGAGATAGATATTCTCTCGCTTGTGCTTTAATATTTTTCCAAAACTTTGTATTAAATCTTGAACCATACATGTACATGAATGACAACATTGCTTGATAATCCATTGCCAATAGTTCATAGTATGTTTCTTCAATATGATTTACAATTTTTTGTCTTCCCTTCTCTTTTTCATTAATTAAATGAGTATACATTCCAATTGAATCACACATAATATGAACACATTCATTATGAGTTGCAGTTAATGGCATAATATCAATTAATGCAGCACCATTTCTAATATATCTACCAGTATGAGGACAAACACAATAATTAGATACTCTAGGCACCCATGTTCTCTTCTTAAACTTCCATGTACTCACATCATCATCAGGAAATGCATCCTGAATATCTTTCATAATTTCTTCATCAGTTGTATCTTTACGATGCACTGAGTCATACATGTATATCCATAACTGTCTACTCTTGAGAGGAATACCAGTCATGTGACCATATTTACCTGCATACTCAATACAATAATCCCAATGACCCGCTTCTGGTTTCTCTAGAATAATAGCAGTATTTACTGGTCTAAGACTGGGATCACCAAATGCATGAGGATCAAAGAGTGGATTTTTTTCTGTACAATCAATAACAAAATCATAGAACTCACCATTGATCTTTGCACCACTCTCATTGATAACAACAGAGTCAATCTGTTGTTCTATAATCTTTACACCATTACCAAAACACTGTCCACCATCTTTTAACATTTCATTTCTAAACATTTCAATGTCAATAAACTCTGCAGTTTGTGAATGAAATGATAATTGAAAATTCTTATTACCCTGACCCCATCCAATATATTTGTACCCATGACAATCTCTAGCATCAGCATATTTTTCCATCCACCTTTTAGTTAAATTTGTAACTACCTGTAGATCATCAAAAAATGCAGGATTTGTACCTGACATCATTTCATTGTAAACTTTGTCAGGATCATGAATCAGCACATATTCATCATCTTTGAACATGCTGTGCAATCTATACTTTGATTGTTGTAAAGATGCTAACTGCACAAATCCTGCAGCACTAGCACCAACAACGGCAATTCTTCTACTCATGATTTATATTTTACTGTAGGTGTATTTAGAAAATTAATGTTAATCAACATACGGCGACCACTGACAGGTGGTGAACCTGCATGTCTACAATTTGATGGGAATTGTATTAATCTACCTTGCTTAGGCGTAGTAACATCAAGAATACTGTCCATATGGTTAAACAGATATGTATCTCCACTACTTTGGTGTGGATAATATATAAAACTAATTGCATTAGGATTACTATTATCTATGTGTGGTGCATAATGTTTGGGTGCATCGGGAATTGGCACCTGTAATATCGCTCTGCTTCTATAGTGATAAGCAGTAGGGCATATTTCATCTTTAATTTTAGATAGTAATCCGCATAACAGATTGTGTAATAGATGATCATTAACATTTTCTTGATCATCAAATATTCCATGCACAAATTGAGAGTAACCTCTGTCACTCTCATCCATATTATCCTGATATATCCAATGAGTATCAGGACTAGAAATAAAATCTTTAATTACATGCTGATAAGATGGTGATATAAAATCATCATATACTTTAATCAGGGGGGAGTTCTCCGTCATATGGAATTGATAATGGAACTACTTTCTCATTAAGAGAGATTTTTAAATCTTCCCACACATCAGGATCTTCAAAATTCTCTTCAACATTATCTATAAACCCTTTGAGATCCCTGATTAGTTTCCAACATTCATCTACCTCTAGTCTCTCTTCTGGTGATAGATCATTAAATCTGCCCATACGAGCATAATAATCGTACTTAGCAGTTACATATTCTCTAATCTTGATAAAATCCTTAAAGGTTGCAGTTACTGCCATGATTTGATTACTGATATATTCGCTCTACGAAACTCGTCATCAACTAGTTTTAGAGCATTGCCATTATATGATACCACATAACCCTCATGATGTGAAGGTGCATTGTTTACAAATGTTTTGATATCAGAAACTTTGTTTAGTTGACTGATAAGCATTTTCTTAGCAAGACGAATAGACAGGTAAGATGCAACGGTAAAATAGATATCCATTTCATATTTTACGATGAACGCAAGACCTTGACGCTTCATGTCAGTGTACTTGTCTTTACCTTTTTGAGATTTTTTACTAGCAATCTCCTTGTCCATTGCATCAGAAAAGAACTTTGCAAAATCACTAGCAACAGTCTTTGTACTGATTAGTACCTTGCCTGCACGAACTTGCTGATTGAAGAACTGTTTGAATAGCGATGCCATGACAAATCTAGACTGACCATACTGCTGAATGATGTCAAGAAACTTAGATGAACGCTTGAGAGATCCTTGTGCTCTGTTGATGATAGCAGTATACTTAGCAGAATCACGAACATCAAAATTAGATATACCTGAATAGTCAGAACTTGCTACCCATACATCATTGGTGCTCTCAATAACTGGAATAGTATTGTATACAGCAGTTGAATTAGCAATTGTATCACCCTTGTACACTGTATGAAATACAATACCTAACTGAGATACAATAACCTTGACACCTTTAGGTGTATTTGCCTTTACAGCATATCTGAGAGCATTAGGTTGGAATGTAATATATTGCTGATTACCAATAGTGCCCCATGCTTTATCTGACTCAGTATAGAGCAAGTCACCTTGAACGATACCTGTAATGTTAAGTTGTGGCAAATAAAGAAGACATGCCTTTAACTTAGAACTGAGTTCTGATACACCATAGAAATTATCAATATCATCATTTGTGTAGCAAACTTTAGGATTAGTTTTGTTGAATACTGATTTAGTACCAACAAAGAACTTACCATTGAGAGGGTCAGTGCCACATATGATAGCAGGAGCACCGTCCCATTTAGTACTGATAGATAAATTACTGTTACGACCGCTCAACTTATTACCGAACTGCTTTAAGAAGTCAACAACCTCAAAACCACCAGCAGTGCCAGCGTTGAGGATATTATCTTCTAGATGCTCTAGGTGTGTGTTTTTCATACCCATATTATAGTCCATAACAGGGGGTTTGGGGGATTTAGTGGACAGTTTGACAGGTGTCATCGGAACGGTTTTCCTGCGAGGTGAGCAACCATAGACCTCCTGACTCCACGAGTAACAGGTGTAATCCTATGTAGGCAAAAACTAGGAAATACTATCAGTGTTCCCTTATCTCTAGGTAAATCATCAAACAATTCAGTATGATGTATTTCTAAGTTACCACCGTCATATTCATCTGATTCACTAAGTTGTAAAGAGAATCCAATCTTTCTTGATGGTGCATCATCACTAAGATCATTATCTACATGCCAATTGTAATGACATCCATCACTTTCATATTTAATATATTGTAAATTTTCAAATCCATCTGCCTCAAAACGATACCATTTATGATTAATTTCTCTACCTATATCACCAACACGATTATAAATCCACTCAACACCCTCATCAAAATTTATAAATGAGTTCCATGATTTTCTAATAGGATTTAATGAGTTAACATCAATACCAGACTCAAGTAAACCAATACTCTCACCAATTTGAGTTATAGTATCACATTCCTCTTTAGTAAATGCATTTGCTATGCAGTGTGGGTCAATTCTTGGGTTCATATTATTTAAATGGTGGTCCGACTAACCATACAACTAAACTTTTTCTAACTCCAGAAGTTACTGGTGTGACTTGATGTAGTGTATAACTGGGAAAAGCAATCACTAATCCTTTTTGTTTTGGTGCAGTCTTTAAACTTTGTGAGTGTAATTGAAAATCACCACCCTCATACTCATCAGGATTTGATAATTGTATTGTTAGTGACAACTTACGAGAGGGTGCATCACTTTTTGTATGACCATCAATGTGCCATCCATAAAATGATCCATCACAATCATACCTAGTATACTGTAAATCCTCATTGAACCCACTGATATCAAACCTCCAGTGCAATCCATTAAGATTTCTAGATATATTACCTATTCTATCATATAACCACTTAGTATTGTTATTTAACTCTATCCATGAATTCTGTGATTGTCTAATCGATTTATTACTTACATTTCTATTGACTGTATCTGCACCAACAACAGATGATATTAAGTTATTGGACTCACCTAAACGGATTATCTCATCACATTCTGACTCTGTAAACCCATCCTCCCAAGTTGCATAATCAACTTCATCATATGTAGGATGAGGTAATAAAGGATAAAATGACATAATAAACTATATTTGACTAGTTGATCATACCCACTCTGGGGTCAGAGTCCTTGACTGTGTGAGGATCCATTTCTCCTTTTGGTAGGTAAGGTAATTCACGCAATGCCCTAACACTGGGATCAGTTGTAACATTTGTGGGCAATCGTCCAAGAGCGACATTATCAAAGTTAAGTTGATGCCTGTCAAATGTAGCGAGTTCATACTCCTCCGTCATAGATAAACAATTTGTAGGGCAATACTCAACGCAATTACCACAAAAAATACATGCACCAAAGTCGATTGAATAATTTCTTAATTCTTTCTTTTTGGTTTCTTTATTCATTACCCAGTCTACCACAGGTAGATTAATTGGGCAAACTCTCACACATACCTCACATGCTATGCACTTATCAAATTCATAATGTATTCTTCCTCTATATCTTTCAGATGGAATGAGTTTCTCATAAGGATACTGAACTGTTACAGGTCTTCGACCCATATGATCAAGAGTTACAGAGAGACCCTGCAACATATATTTTGCTGCGTTCTTAATTTCTTTTAGATAATCAAGGACTCCTTTAATCATACCCACGCATATGTTGAAAATACAAGTGCGACACCCACCAATCCAAATACTATGCAAGATGATCTAATTGGTAAATCTCTCATTGGTTTTTCTTAACTCTATAAGTATTTACACTATAAGTGTTTTTACCTATGTTGTCAAGTCATCACCTTTTGACATCATGAGCACAACCATCACCTTTGTAATCGTCACTATCATAATATCCACCTTTTGTACCAAAGTAAAGTGTGATTGCCACGAAAGGCAATGCAACTACAGTTAAAAAAATTCCGAACATAATAATTTAGTAGATAACTCTAATGTCTCCTCCATTAGGTATAACCTGATATGGAGCTCCAGCAACTGCTCTACCAGCAGGAGCAGCTCCCGCTTGACCCCAGTCACCACCTGCAATGCCAGGTGTGCCAGGTGTGCCTGGTGTGCCAGGTTGCCCATTGCCGCCTGGTGTACCTGGCGTACCTGGTTGACCTGGTGTGCCATCTGTCCCATCATCGCCAGGTGTGCCAGGTGTGCCAGGTGTTCCATCGGTGCCTGGTGTGCCAGGTGTTCCATCACCGCCAGGTGTGCCAGGTGTTCCGTCACCTCCATCAGAACCTGGTGTGCCAGGTGTGCCTGGTGTGCCAGGTGAGGCAGCATTACATGATGCACTACCGCCAGGTGTACCAGAACCGCCAGGTGTTCCACTGCTTCCACTACCGCCAGGTGTGCCTGGTGTTCCAGATCCACCTGAAGAACCTGGTGTGCCAGGTGTTCCATCGGTACCTGGCGTTCCAGCAGTGCCAGGTGTGCCAGGCGTACCTGGCGTGCCAGGTGTGCCAGGTGTGCCTGGTGTTCCAGCACCACCTGGCGTAGCAGAGGTGCCTGGTGTACCTCCAGAAGAACTCAAAGCACCTGTTTTATTATTCCAACCTCTACCTTCAGATCCAGATCCAGCAAAACCTTTTAGACCTTTAATACCATTGAAACCACCATAACCTTTATTACCACCTTGTCCACCAAATCCACGGAATCCACCTGCACCACCAAATCCTTTGGCACCGCCTGATCCTGCTGATCCACCCTGTCCTCCGTAGCCACGACCGCCACCAGATCCACCTGATCCACCGCCGCCACCAGATCCACCAGATCCACCGCCGCCACCAGATCCTGGTCCTCCACCAAAGCAAGCAACTTTTGATTGTGATGTGCCTGGTTGATTTACTGTACTCCTATTTTGAACACTAACCTGATTCGATACTCTACTTCTTCTTCTACCTTGACCCCACCATCCTCTTCTACTCCTCCTTTCCTGTCGCTGATTCTGTTGTGCTACGGTTACATTTTGGAATGTGTATGTAAATGACAATGTGGTTCTCTGCATACCAGGTGAACCAAATGAACCTGGCGTACCTGGTTGACCTGGCGATCCATCACTACCTGGCGTACCTGGCGATCCATCGCCGCCATCAGAACCTGGCGATCCATTGCTTCCGTCAGAACCTGGCGATCCGTCCACGCCAGGACTGCCAGGCGACCCATTAACACCTGGCGATCCATCTACACCGTCAACACCATTTCCAACAAAATTGCTACCATCTACACCATCTACACCGTCAACACCATCGGATCCACCACCACCACCTGCATAAATTCTAGATTGACCACCCTCACACTCAACAAAAACTACACGAGTAGATGGTGCACCAGGATTTGTTATCTTAACTGCGTTACCACCTGGTTGATTTTTTGCACCACCAGCAGCATAAACACCATCACCAGCAGGAGAGTTAGCAACAAAAATATGTAGATTAGATGATGCTGAACTAGCAATAGAAACGGAAGGTTGAGCTACTTGGTCGGATACCATCCTACCCCTAATCTTCAAATATTTTGTGATATTTTTATTGAGATTAGAATTCCAGTCTACTGCTGCTTGTGTTGAGGGAGATGATAGTGTACCAACATCAAAGTATTGTTCCTCTGTATTAGGATCCTGTTCTAAACAATATTCTTTAATTACACTTCTAACATCATCAGGAGAAATTTCTCCACTAGTAGGTACACCTACATTCTCTGTAGAATCTAAAATATATGGAAGATCCCCACCTTGATATGGTGCATCAAGATCAGTTACCCTACGCAATTCAGATGCTGCTAACTGTTTGTTTGGATCACCAACAGCATTTCTAATATCACCAAATGAATGTTGTGTGCCAGGTGAACCAGTGAGTAGTAACTTAGTAGTGTTTGACCAGTCGTTTGCTGCCATATTATATTACCTTATGTTAGTGATAGGGTTGCAGATCCTACTCCTGCTACATCTATACTTAGGTTAGTACCGTTAACGATAATAGAAACACCAGTTGTTGCACTACCAACTAATGATCTCCATACACTATCTGAACCGTAAACCTGTACTTGATCAGTAGGTCTATAGTAGATCATGTTACTAGTAGACCAACCTGGTGGTTGCTCAGGTGGTGCAGTAGGTTCATCGGTAACTTTTTGACCTTCATTTTCGATTAGTCTACCTAAGAATCCTCTCTCTTCTAGAACATTATAGTCTAGTTCAGTTGATAGACCAACACTTTGACTATCTTCAAATCTAACTCTAAATTTCTTAGTATGACCATCATACCACATACTACCTTCATAATCCTCATCATTAACATCTACAATAGAGGGATTACCAGGTACACCACCACTAGGAATATAGTTTCTAGGTAAGACAAACGCCTCACCCGCATACCTCATATCCAAACTACCGCCAGGTTTATCAGTATTGAAACCGACTCTATTTGTTGTGCTACCACCAACACCAATGGTTCCACCGATACCAAGATGATTATTTCTGATTAAAATTTGACTATAAATGTCAACTTGTGGATCACCATTACCTGACATTCTTGTATTGGTGGTTCCGATACCAACATTACCTTCAAATATTGCCTGTGTATTGATTAATTGACCATTAGGTTCTCTCAACAATCCAACATGTAGTAAGTCAGTTGCTGCTCTATCACCAGATGTAGTTCCAATACCTATACCCTTTCCTTCATTCCTAGTGTCAATGAATAACTCAGAGGTTCCACTAATTTGAAGACCACTAGCAACTCTGGATGAAATACCAAGAGTGTTAGCACCAATTCCAAGACCTATGTACTTACCAAATACCTCGGTGTCATTACCAGATGAAATCTTAATATCATTAAATGTTGATACGCCTGCAAAACCGATAAACTTAGTACCAGTGATGAGACCAGTAACACCATCTACCTTAGCACTACCAACATCAATAGTTCCAACACCAGAAACAGTAAGACTACCATTAACATTGAGATCTTGTACTGTTGATACTCCACTAACAGTTAATCCAGCAGCACCAATTGTTGCCTTGTCTCCTTGGAATCCTGCGGTCATTGTACAGAATCCTGCACCAGTAATACCACCATTGACGCCAAATAGTTGACCATTCATAGTCACACTAGCACCAACTACGATACCCTCTACATATTCAGCACCACCAGATGAGAAGATTTTACCACAAGTTACTGCAGCACCTGCTACATCAATACCTAGTTTACCTACACCTCCACCAGAACTAAAGTTTACAGCACCACAAGTGAGGACACCTGATTGAATATCTACTCCAGTTGTAGAGATTGAACCTCCAGTAGAGAAGATGATAGGTCCTCCGATAGTTAAACCACCACCAACAACTACACCACCACCAAGGAATTGACCACCACCAGTAAAGTCACCTCTACCCTGTGCAGTTACACCTCCATTAACACAACTCAGTGATCCACAAGTAAATCCACCACCAACAGTCATACCATTAGAGGTATTTAATTCATCGCATGTTATATCCCCTTGGAATACCATGTCACCTGCACCAGTGACAGTTCCAGTAAATGAACTGATACCAGCAACAGATAAACCAGCACCAACATTCAATACATCAATATCTGTTTCCGCACCAATATTAAGACTACCCGTAATACTTCCAGCAATACCAACACTACCATCAACAATCAAATCTCCTTGATGGACTCTGACAGTACCAATAAATCCTGCTGCCTCACCAATAGCAGAACTAGTATTACCAACACCTATGAACTCACCCACCAATAGATCTTGTCCAATAGTGCTAACACCTGATCCTTTGATGATAGAAGGTGCAATACCATCAACAGTTACAAGATCAACAAGAATCTCTGGTTGACCTAACAAACTAAATGCAGTTTGAGCACCAATAGCAGTAGTTGCAGTACCACTAAATGTCGTAGCAGTAATAACTCCTGCCTCAGCAACAACTCCACCACTAATTCTTAAAGTTTGGAAACTTGTGATACCAGTAAATGTACCACCAACACCTTGAATATCTGTAACACTAATACTAGGAGAATCTGTCAATCCTGCTGCTACAACTGCTCTTGTGGCATTTGTAATCGTACCAATAAATGTAGGTGCTTCAACTGTTGATGTAGCAGTGACAGTGGAGAATGTACCAACATCAGCAACAACAGTTCCCTGCCCTTGTCCACTAGAGTTAACAGCAGTAATATTTTTTGCAACTAATCCTTCAAATGTACCGACACCACTATTGGCATCCATGAATATCTCAAACCCTACACCAAAATCTGCACCGTCTCTTGGTCTTTCTGTACCAACACCTACATCTTTAAGAGAATATATTGTATCACCAGCACCAGGATTGATCCATACAGATACAGGTAAATCTACTAAGTTTGCACCAGAACCAAAATATTCTGTTGCCCTTACTACACCACCTTCAGTTACTGTAAATCCCGTAGTCCCAACACCAACTTGGAAAGCTGCTTCTGGTACCGTAGTTCCGATACCTACTGACGAACCAGTTCCAACATTTAATGTACCATAATATGTTGCTACTCCAGTGACAGTTAAATCATTTAACTCTGTCAGGTTATCGACAATGACATTGCCGCGAACATCGAGTTGTTGTCTAGGTATCGTGCTTCCGATACCAACCAGACCATTATTAGAAATCAGGTCATCAGTATCTACCTGAATACCGTCTCTGAAATTGATTACTGTTTTATAATTGCTAGGCATTATTTTAGGGTAGACAAGACCTTTTACTTATTTATCTTTGATGTCATCAACTTGTTGTGACAAGTCTTTGACTGCCTCAATTAGTAGAGGTATTAGTTTATTATAGTGGACACCTTTAGTGCCGTCAGGTTTTGTTGATACTGCCTCAGGTAGAACCTTCTCTACATCTTGAGCAATGACACCAATGTCATGTCCAGTGTAGTTTTTGTTATTCTTCCAGTCATACTCAGTACCACGAATTTGCATAACTTTAGAAATAGGATCATCTAGTGTGGATACATTTTCTTTAAATGCAATGTCAGAGGTTTGACCATAGAAGGCAATAATATCATCACAGAAATGAACAGGACCACCACAGAATGTAACTCCAGCACCACTATGGAAGAAGTCTCCACTAAATGTAGTGAATCCAGTAAATTCAACATCTTGATTAAATGTTACTGGTGCATCATAAGCGGTATCAGTTGCAATTGCAACCTTAAAGCCTGGTGCTGCATTAAGAACCAGATCACCAACACCAAACTTAGTTGTAATCTCAGTCTTATTAGTACCAACACCAATTTTAACATTGTTGATGTTTGCACCGCTAGGGAAGGAACCAGTAAACTCAATTGTACCAGCAAGTTCAATGCTACCACTAGATACAACCTTACCAGTAAAGTTTACATCATTGGTAAATGTAACAGGACCATCAAACTGTGACAGGATATTTTGTTGAGCACCACCCTCAACATTAATTCTTTGTTTGACTGTAATTTCATCAACAACAATAGAGTTAGCAGATGGATCCTCACCTGTAATGGTAGGAATAGGAATATCAAATGATTTTTCCTGTCCAGTAGCAGAGTTGATCTTCTTATTACCAATGAAGAAATCACCTCTGTTATTTAAACCAGTGTATACAACAGTACCACCACTTCTATTTTGTGCTTGAGATAGATATTCCTCAACCTCAGTTAGTGATCTATTCTGAACCTGAGGTAGTGATGTTGAATAGTTACCAGGACCATAACCAAGATATTCAAATGTGTGACCCGACGCTCTTAAGATAGATGGTCTTCTAGTTTCCACCGCAAGAATATTCATTTTCTTGAGAGGAGTTCCAATGGGGTAAGATTTAGGAATTGTTCCCATTTGACCTCTGAGAACACTGAATGAATCATTACCAGCACCACCAAGTCCAGTAGATGAAACTCTAACAATCTCGTTTCCAATTTCTAAGTAATCACCAAGTTGGAATCTGTTTGCAGTTCCAATACCACTAGCATGTTGTACAGGGAATGAGGTATCTGTGTTAGCAACATCAGTCTTAAGACCAACCATGTCACCACCATAGAACTGTACAAATCTAGATCCAATCGCCTCATTAATATTAATCTTCTGATCATGATCAGAGTGTGCATGTCTCAGGATCTTGAATGTGCTACCCGCACCAACAGTAACTTGCGGATCATTTGTAGTTCTAGCAGTAAATGATGTGACACCAGTTGCAATAGCATCAATGTAGAAATCACCAATCTTAACATTGTCACCATTAATTAAAGTAAATTGATTACCTTGTCTAAGTCCATGAGCAGAATCAGTTACAAATGTAGTAATACCAGTTGTGGTATCGAACGATGTAGATGAAACACCTAAGGATTGACCAACCACAAATGCAAACTGACCTGAGACCACAGTAGGATCAGTAGTTGTTACACCAATTGTAAATGAAGTCTCATCCAATACATTTTGAATTACATGATATGTGTCACTAGTATTACCTGTACCAGTAAACTGAACTACATTTCCTACGGCATTAATAATAGATGATGTAGGGACACCAATAGATGCACCAGCAAAATTCTCAGGGAATAATGTGGCACCACCTGTGTATCCTGCACCAGGACTTTGAATTGTAAGGTCAGTGATAAATGTGCTACCAGCACCAACTGTTACAATTGCAGTTGCACCCTGCCAATTACCAGAATTATCAAGTAATCTAACATTGTACTTAGTAGTTTCAGCAAATCCAACACCACTATTAAATGGTGATAGATTCTCATGCTCTACAAAACCATTGAAGGTATGCATACCCTTCAATTGAATAGTAGAAATACCAGAGGATGCAGGGGTGGCACTAGATACAGCAAGTCCAACACCAAATGCGGTGGAGAACTTATTCATTGCCTCTCTAGTAACAGAGTTTAAAATACTATTAGTCTCAACCTTACCAATTGGATCTCTTCTTGCAAATGAAACAGATGGTGGTGGATTCTTTCTTATATTGTCTCTATCTAACTGTGGATAGAAATCAGTGATCTGTTGACTATATTTTTGATTGGTAAACTCTGTGGGTGGTGCATAATCAGATGCCAACACCTCTAATAGATACACACCATCACTCTCATCTTTTTCATATTGAGAGATAATAGTGGATCTATAAACATCAAAGTTACCTTGATTGTTATTGATACTGAATCTAGGAAGATCTGTTGTTCTGTTTGAGTTCTTCTCTATATAATTACCAGTATTTTTCTTGTCACCACTGGTATCAGTATTACTATACTGGAACTCCATGTTGTTAGGAACAGCAGTTACAACATAGAAACCATTGTATCCTTTTTCTGCAATTGCAGTAGGATTATTAGAGTCAGCGATGTCTTCTGTAAAAACGATATCACCAACTCTGACATTATGAGGTAACTCTGCTCTAACTGTTACAGTATCACTAAGTTCACTACATGTAGCAATGAAACTGTACTTTCTCTTAAAGTCATGATCCTTTGCAGTGATACTAGTTGCAGTAATATCAGATGTCTTAGCAAAACCAGTAGATCCAGTGTTCTGTAACACAAAACCTTGAACTGGATCTCTAGAGTTATCTACCTCTTTGGGAATAACATAGCGTAATTTATATAATTTATTTTCAATGCTTCTATTGTCCTCAAATCTCTTGAAGTATGATGGATCTGTCTCAGTAGTAGTATTAACATTAGGGTTGTTAACAATTTCAGAGAAGATTCTACTATCTGGTTCTGTTAATACATACCAATTATTTTGAAGTGAATCAAATTGTACTGGATGCCCAATAGTATTTGATGATTTATCACTAACTCTACTCTCTATCCTTAGATCTGCACCACCATACAATGCAATGGGAATATTATTAATTGCATTAGAGAATGTCTTAGCAACCTTGAGTCCAGTTGGACTAGTCTTAATTGCAAAATATACTGTATTTGGTTGCAATCCTTCTGGTAAATCACCCGTATCACTAAACACACGGATTGTTTCACCCGTGATAATACCAATGTCCTGAATTGTCATTTCAAAATTGACATTTGGCACAGTCGCAGTGGAGAATTTAGTTCCTCTATGTGAATTAATACCAACATTAGCAGTGACACCAGCACCAGTCACATTCTCTGGCATATGAATTGGTGAACTAAATTCTGTACCACCAATAGATACATATAATTTTTCATTTAGATTTGCACCAATTCTAAATCCTTGAGTCAATTCAAGAGGGGGAAGATCCTCTTTGGTAAATCCTTTAAGATATAAATGTGATGATAGACCAACCTGTTGTGTTTTAGGAACATCTAATTGGAACCAAGTAATGTTGTCCAAATCATCATCATAGGTAGACACAAACTCAGGAGCAATCATATGAGTGATATACCCTTTGTCGTCTCTTGGGAAAGCTTGCTGTCTAAATCCATCAGTGATAAGAGATAACTGACCAAAGTTGGAGTTAGAGTTAGTGATAGATGCGTCAGCACCACTCTCACCAACAAAATGAGCGTTATAACCAATAGCGAACACCGACACAATCTGTAAAACTGCGTCGTTAGTTATCTTGACATGGCATTGTTCCCATCCTCTTCTATAGATTGCTCTAGAGTCTAAGTGGTATACAGTGCTAGGGTCAGTAGAACTAGATTCTGCTGTTAATGCTGCACCTTTTACTGTAGGATATGCAATGGATTCATATAATCTTGTCTCTGGATTGTATTTTACAAATGCACGGTCATCTTTTTGTAGAGAGATACCAGTGAACTGTGCAACAACCATTGAACGGAAACCAGTTGCTTTAGAACCGTCAGCATGCATACCATTCATACCATAAACTGATCTCAACGAACAGTTAAAGATATATGGTGACGCACCTTTAACAGTATCAGACTCAATAGTTACTTTAGCTGAACTAATGTTAGTTGGTTTTGCAGGTAAATTGCTTGGGAAGTTTGGAATTAAATATGTAAACTGCGTCTCATCAATAATACTTTGTACTCTAGTAGATAAATTGTAAGGAGTTACATTGACTCCACTAATCTTAATAGGTGTACCAGCAGTTAATCCATGCTCACCTTGAGTTGTTACAGTTACCTGTGCAGTAGGTGTTAATCCATCACCAGCAATAATTGCAGCAATATTTAATGGGTCAGTACCAAGGGCACCAACAATCTCAAATTCTTCGCGAACTGCATCAAAATCACCCTCAAAGTTAGGCCACTCATAGTTGACAGCACGACCAGTTGGTTCCTGATATGCATAACTCAACTTGTAATAATACATGTTGAGGTCTGTTTTCTCATACCCCTTAACATCGTTAACACCATCAGCATACTCAAAGCATGTTAATTTATGGTGTGAGAATGTAGGTCTGGACTGATTCTGTGGTGTAAACTGTTGGTGATCAGTATAAACTAATCCATTAGGCAATCCATCAAACATGGAGAATTGCCAAAAATAACAGTTACCAGTGATTCTGAACAATGAAGTTGCAGGGACACTATCATCTGTTGGGTTGGGGACATATAAAGGACGGATCTTAGTCTTTCTTAAGTCAAGACCAACGATAGATGTACCACGAGGTACAATCACACCACCATTAACTGAATTGAATTTGTAAAGAATATTATCTTCTACTGTTAAATCAAACTCACTAGTTAGAGAAAGTGAGAATAGTGATGTTGCCAAACTCTCAGCACCTGCAGGAGAAACTCCAATTGCTCTAGTGGCATCTGTAGGATCTTCTTTAATACCAAAGCCAGGTCTGTTATCAACCTGATGTTCGCCAGGATATATTAAGATGGTAGTCTTATCACTCTCGTCGTTGTCTATACCTGATTGGTATGAAAATCTAGCAGACTCCAACAATGCTCGTTGAATTGTCTTGAAGGGTTTGGTTAAAGAGTTACCCTGATTAGTAATACTATCGGTAGAGTCCAAGTCATTTGGATTAACATAGAGAATCCTACCCTCAGTATTCTTAATAAAATTCTCTAACTTATTTAAAGGCATCTCTCTATTATAAGATACATTGTGCT